GTCTGGCCCAAAATGGTTTGAAGAATCAATAAATCGCAATCAAAAAAAGATATTACAAATAATTCGAGAAACATCAAAAATACCTGGAACAAGATGAATGCACCATCGGTAGATATACGGGATATGTTAGAGGCAGAAAGTTCACTGGGCTTGGTGTTCGGTGATAATCTGTTTATAGGCAAAGATCCAACAACTCCTCAAAATATGGTTACCATATTTGATACTTATGGACGTCCTCCACAACTTACTTTGGGGGGACAGGAAGAAGGTAATTACTATTATCCATCCATTCAGATAAGAGTCCGCAGTGTTTCTTATCAGTTAGGTTGGAATTTAATATATGACATAATGACATCGTTACATGGCCGGGCACAAGAGACATGGAACGGTACATTATATACCGTTATTTACTGTTCCAGTGGCCCAGCGTTACTGGATTGGGATGATAACGGGCTAGTTCGTTTTATTGTTAATTTTAATTTACAAAGGAGGTAAAACTATGAGTAATGCAATTGCTGGTGTTGGAACAAAATTTTATCGGTGGAGTGGTTCTGCATGGGCAGCTCTAGCCGAAATTAATTCCATCACTGGTCCCAGTATGACCAGAGATTTCATCGACGTAACGTCGTTGGATTCCACTGGTGGATTCCGGGAATTTATTACCGGATTCCGTGATGCAGGTACGGTATCTCTTGCGATGAACTTCACTCACGAAACTTTTTCGATAGTGAAGGCTGATTTCGAGAGTGATACTGCTCAGAGCTATATGATTTGCCTACCGGATGAAGAGGTTACAAGTTTGGAATTTTTGGGTCTTATTACAGAGATACCATTGACAATTCCAACTGATGATAAAATCACTGCTGATGTAACAATCAAGATCAGTGGTACGGTTGACCTTACATCAGGTACGGGAACAAATGGCTAATAAGTAATGTCAAATTCCTAATCAAGGATTTTTTCTTTAATTTTATTAATAATCAAAACAAAATGGAAAAACTTTTAAACAGAGAGAACCTTTTAGCAAAGGAAGAACTCAAGATCGTGAAAGTCGATCTTGGCAAAGATGAATATGTTTATGTTCGTCAGATGACTGGACGTGAAAGAGATAAATTTGAACAATCTCTTATCAAACGCACTCGTGATAGTAAAGGCAAGGTTACTGGGTATGAACAGGCACTGGATGATTTCAGAGCTAAATTAGCGGTATGTTCTGTATGTGATGAGCAGGGTAATTTACTCCTGCAACCAAATGATTACCCTCAACTGAGCCAAATGATGAGTGCAGCGAGACTGGAGAAGATTGTAAATGAATCTCAGAAACTCAATGCAATAACTGAAGAAGATAAGGAGGAACTCATAAAAAACTCCGAAGTCGCCCTTGGCGACAATTCTGCTTCAGGCTCTGTAGAGAGTTAGGTATTATCCATCCTGATTACCTATTGGATCATCTGACATTGGAACAGATACAAGAGTGGGAAGCATACGATGTAATTGATCCAATAGGGAAATGGAGAGACGATGTTGGTTGGGCTTCATTGCAAGCCCAGTTTACAAACTTAATGACTTGGGCACATGGTAAAAGAGCAACAAAACACACAGCACTGGATTTCATGCCTGAGTGGGATCATACTGTTCCAGAAGGGACAACATCTCAATCAGTTGATGATATGAAACGAGTACTTAAAGATATAGCAACGGCACAAAATAAAAAGGAATACATTCCTAAGAAACCACCTAATATTAAGAAAAAATGAACTTAGGCACATTAGTAGCAACTTTAACAGTAGAGACTGCTGGATTAAGAAGAGGCATAATTGATTTTGGTATGCTTGAAAAGAAAATTCTTGCCAGTTCAAATAAAATGGTTCGGCAGTTAGGTACTGTTAATGCAGCAGTAAAAAGACTTGATAAAAATGTCAATCTGATGGCAACAAGTACTGCTATGAGTGTGTGGGAGAAGAAGATGCTTGCAACTACAAATAAGATGGTTCGACAGTTGGGTAGAGTAACCAATCAAACACGAATGTTGAAGAAGGAATTATTATCACTTCAAGGAGTAGGAAGAGTGACGGGAGTAGGAGTGATGGGAGGAGGAGCGATAAGTGCGGGTAAGAACATGCCTGATCCAAATAAACTTGCTAATACTTGGGGGGATAATCTTGGTAGAATGAGTATGAGGTTGAGAAGTTTTGGGTGGTTAGCTACTACAGTATTTACAGCCCCATTAATTATGGGGGCTACTGCTATATCTAAGTTTGGTAGAGATTTTGAAATGGCTATGGCAAAAATAGAGGGATTGGTTGGTATTGCAAAATCACAGACGGAGGCATGGGGAAAGTCTCTTTTAAATATGGCAAAGGCTACTTCTAAAGGTCCACAGGAATTGGCAGATACCTTATATTATGTGGCATCTTCTGGTTTTAAATCTGCCCAAGCTCTTGAAATTACTGAAATGGCTGCAAAGGGAGCAGCCACAGGATTAGGGGAGACTGGGGATGTTGCTAACTTCTTAACCTCAGCAATGAATGCCTATCGTTCATCTGGTTTAACGGCAGCCCGAGCAATGGATGTATTAACAGCATCAGTTAGAGAAGGAAAAGGAGAACCAGCTGAAATGGCAAGAGCACTTGGTACAATATTACCTATCGCTGCTGAATTGGGGGTTTCACTTGATCAAGTAGGTGGTGCATTAGCGTCAATGACATTAATTACATCACAGACTGCCAATGCTGCTACCTACCTGAGAAATGTACTTATGAAATTAATGCATCCATCTGCTGGTACGGAGAAAGCCTTTGCAAGGATGGGTACTTCCACTAAGGAGTTAAATGATATGTTAAGGAGGCAAGGACTAATGCCTACATTGTTACGATTACGAGAATTAACAGATGAATATGGGGAGTCCATGGCAGAAATATTCCCAAATATTAGGGCATTATTGGGGGCATTAAACCTTACTGGTCAGAATTTGATGTACAATAAACAGGTAATGGAAGCGGTTACACAGTCTATGGGAGATTTTGAGAAGGCTTTCTTTATTGCTTCCCAGACTATTGCTTTCAGATGGAATACTGCATTAGTTGGCATGAAAGTTAATTTGATTAAGTTAGGTGTTGTCATTGCTCAACTAATACTTCCCATATTGGAAAAATGGAGTCAGAAGTTACAAAATGTAATTGAGTGGTTCACTAATCTAAACAAAGGAACACAGAGGATGATTGTACAACTGGGTAAATGGCTTGTACTAATTGGTCCAATGGCACTTATTTTTAGTACATTTGGTATGGCTATTGGATTTGTGGCTGATAAATTTAAAAAACTAGCTGGGGGAATGGCTTCTGTAGGGAGGTTTCTTATAACAAATCCATGGCTACTTCTGGCAACAGCAATAGTGGCTGCCACTGTGGCGATTGTAAGACATGTAAGAGCACAAAAGGAATTCAAGGATGTTGTAGGTAATGTGAATAGTCTTGTCGCTGAAGAAATCACCAAATTAACGTATGTATTCAATAGGGCTAAGAAGGCGGCAGAAGGAACTACAGATAGGGCAAATGCAATTCGAGTAATAAATGAACGATATGGGGTATACTTAAAGAATCTACTAACAGAGAAGTCTTCACTGGAAGATATAGAAGAAGTTCAGCGTCAGGTAACAAATGCCATGGTTGCCGCAGCTACGGTAAGAGGAAGTGAACAAGAACTTTCAAGTGTTTATGGTAAGATTTCTAACAAGTTCAGGACTGAGATGGGGGCAATTACTGATGCATTCACTGAGAGGTATGGGGGTGACATGTTAGGGGAATTTGTACAAGACATGTATGATACGGCTGATAAGGTACTTAAGACGGAAGGTGGTAAAATAAAGACTGATCTTTACCTAGTGTCACAAGACACATGGAGGGCTGTACATGATCTGTGGGAGGAATATGTACTAGAAATGTCACGGTCAACTGGAATGTTAAGGTATGATTGGGAAGAGTTTGGAAAGGCATTCTTAAAATTTGCAGCATATAAAGGAATGGCGTCAGGTCCAATAAATATGTTGAATGCTATGATTTCTGCAAATCAGGAGGCTGTTGATTCACAGAAAGAATTGGAAGAATCTATGTCAAGTATTTATGCAAAAATTGACACTCCCGCCATACGGCAAGTATTAATGGATATGGCTGCTATGGATAGGATTTATAATGCGACTAAAGAAGATATGGATGAACAGGGTAAGGAATATGATGTAATAACAGACAAAACTAATTTATATAATGCCGCATTAGTAAAATTAAAAGCACTTGGATTAGAAGAGGCGGGAGAATGGATAAAACATGTAGAAGGTTTGTTGCATTCATTATCAACTGAGACTGGTGATACTGGTAGTAGGGTAGATGAACTTACAAAAATAATGGGTGAGTTCAATAATAAAATGCAAACTCTTAAAGACATAAATGCTGATTCTGCCATGAAGGATCAGTTTGAGGAATATGGAAAGGTATTTGATTTTGTAGGAGAAAAGGCAGATTTACTTTCATCTACCATTACAGAATTAATGGAAAATGGATTTTTCAAAGATGAGTTCACTCAAAAGTTAATTAAGGAATTCAAGGATTTACCAAAAAATATGGGACCAGCTATTATAATATTGGCCAAACTTGGTAGTAAGTTGGAGGCACTTAAGAATCAACGTGAACATATGGAACAGTTTGGAAAGTATGGGGAGACCTTTGATTTTGTAGGTGAAAAGGCTAAATTACTTGAATCCGCTATTACAGAATTAATGGAAAATGGATTCTTTGAAGAAGAATTCGTACAGGGATTAATTGAAGAATTTAAGAATTTACCACCCAGTATACTCTCATTTATTCAGGTATTGGACAAATTGAGAGAAGCATTAGAGGTAGCACAAGTGAAAGCTAAGTTTGAAGGTCCAAAGTTTGATGTAATTGGTGCAGAAATATCAGCATATGAATCTGCAATAGATGGCATTATTGAGGCAATGAGTAAAATGGAAAATCTGAAAACGGCTACATTCACTATTGAAGTTGAAGGAGTTCAACAGACAATTTCACTTGTAGCCTATTTGAATTTAACATTGCGTGAGTTTTACAATAAACTTGACATGCTTAAAATGGCTCAGCAAACTGCTATTGATCAGGAGATGATAAATCTTTTACAGGCTGAAGCTGATGCCTTTGGTGGGGTGATTGGTAAGGTAAATGTTTTAACCTATGCTCTTGAGGCACAAGAGAAACAACTGAGAAGTATGCTGAAGGCAAATGCAACGAAGAAAGCATTTACTCCAGAGGAAATCCAAAATACTATAAATAATATAAACACCTTAAAATATGCAATAGAGGATTTGAATGCTGCTATTGATATTAAGTATTTGCAGGACATGAATAATCTTTTTGGTAACCTGAGTACCAGTATGGCTTTACTTGATGGGTATATGGCAGTGATGGAAGATCAATTAAAGGCAATGTCTGCCAATGGTATGGAGGCTACTGATGAATTCAGGAATTTAGCCAGTCAACTACAAAAATATAAGAATACCATAATGGTTGTAGAAGAATTTACAGGTGCTATGGATGGTATGATTAGAACATTAATTGAAGGAGGTGATGAAACACAGAGCCTTGGTGAAAAGATGAGTGAGTATTTGTCAGACACCTTAAAAGATATCATAGCTAAACTAATTTCAGCAACCCTTAGATTTGTTATATTTACTAATGTAATAAAGGGATTTAAACTTGAACAGGGTTCATTTGGTAAGTCATTAGCGGATGCATTTGATATAGGAAAGTCAGGATTGAAGTTGATGGACTTTTCTGGTGTACTCAAGACTGGTGGCATTGAAGATTTTACGGATGTTGTAAATAATTTGAAAGATTCTTTAGGGGAACTTAGTAAGATTTTTGATGAAGTTTCCAAAGGGCAGGTTCTAAATACCGGAGTTGTAGAAAAAGGAACAGAAGCATTGAGTTTTGCAGAAGTAGTATATAATGCTCTAACAAAGGCTAAGAAAGGAGAAGCAGTGGCTACGGCTGCGGTAACTGTGGCTGATCAAGTGAGTATTGGAGTTAAGGCTAAAGGGATGGCTGTAGCTGGGACACAGGTGATCGTAGAAAAGGCACTCACTATACAAAAAGAGAAATCAGCATTTGCAACTTTTCTGTTGGCTGGAGCAGAGGCTTTATTAAAAGGAGTAAGAAGTTTAGGACTGGCTGGAATTATTGCTGGGGCACTTTTTGCGGTTGCCGCAATTGCTATGGTTACTATGGCAGTGAGAAAGGCAAAGAAAATGGATAAGGGTGGTATAATTCCACCAGGGTATCCAAATGATACTTATCCAGCATTACTAACATCTGGAGAAGCTGTTATCCCATTAGATCAAATGGAAAAGCAAACATGGAGTTTGGAAGGGGCAGAGGTAAGATTTGAAATTGAAGGAGATCGGTTAGTGGGTATATTAAAGAAACAAATGAAGAAAAAATCAATATACTAATCATGGCAGAGTTATCAGATTATGGACTTAAATACCAGTCGGACTTTTATAATTACTTTGGTAAATTAGTATCAGTAAAGATTTACCGGGTGGATTATGATTTGGGTGTTACCAATCTAAGAACATCTGAAGTGACTATTGAAAGTAGTTATACTGATGATGACACCCCAATTATTGGTAAGGGTGCAAAGATTGTGGTCATAGCTGATACAGAGGAGATGTCTTATTTGGAAGATTTATTGCTTTCTACTGAAAAAGAATTTTATTGTACCATAGAGTATAATTCTCAACCAGTATTTAAAGGGTTCTCCATTTGTGATGTAAATGAACGGCAGTTATTACCATTTGCTCAAGTAACTTTACAATTTACAGATTATTTACATAGGGTAGAGGGACAGTATTCAAAATTATTATTCTCTACAAATGGCGTAGTTCAATTGCATCAACTTGTTAGGGAATTACTTCAGGTCACTAATTTTGATTTCAATCTATTTGTTAATTCTACATTATTTGAAGATTCAATGACAAAAGAGATTGATGATACTTGGTTGGATCAAACGTATGTTCAGAGTTCTATGTTTTTCAGTGATGCCTATACAATTGATAATCTTTATGATGAGATAAATAAAGCCCTTAAATCATTCAGTGCTTTCTTGTACTCTTATAATAATAAATGGGTGCTTGAACGTCAGGAAGATATTACCCGTGATGGTACCTGGGTTACATATGGACAGGAAGTTATTAATGATCTTGCTTCTACAGCACGGCAGTTCGTTAATGATCATTATACTTCTTTATATAATGATGAAAGTGTGGCAGTGTTTAATAGTGGAGTCAGTATAATATTTGGTGGATATTTTAATTTTACGACTCCTACCATTGCAAATGCTACTGGTGATTTGGCTGGAACAGTTAATTCTCCTACTTCAAGTTATACTCCTGGAACGAATGCGATAGATCGAGTATACCCTAATAGTTCTACCGGAGTGCTAAAAATTCTTTGTTCTTATTCTTTAGGGATAATGAGTTCAGCTATTGGTGATCCAGAGCTAACCTGTTCTTCATTTGTAACGAATTGGAGTACACAATTTGCTGCTTCAGGAAATACATTATCTTATAATGAAGATGGGGATGGATGGTATGTTCAAATTGAGAGGGATGGGGCACTTAATACTAATCATCAACATATGACAGGTAGTCTTGATGTAACAATTGCACATATCCAAACTCATACTAATAAAACCGCTAAAGTACAATCCATTACACTCACTGGAGCCTATGGAACAGCTAATATAACAGTGAATGGATCAGGAAATAAATTACTTGGAGTGCCAAGTGAACCTGACCCTGATATAGATACGGTGATAGTATCAGTAACAAATTCATTAAAACAAACACTAAACAAACAGGATGGAGATTGGGAATATGTGGATTGTAGTCAAATGGTTGAATATGATTCAGGATTGCATACCTTAATACTAAATTTGAGAGATCAAAAACTGGATTCTCTTGTAGCCAATAGTTGGCCATCTGCTGATAACATTTATGTTAAATTGGTAAATTGGCCAAATGGAGAAGATATGGAATACAGAACTTGGTATGCTGATGATCATCTTACTGATATAACATCAGGAGAAGATATGTATGATATTGCTCAGTGGGTTCATGCAACGATTAGTGATACTTCTTTTCCGGGAGCAAGATTATGTGGTTGGAGTTATAAATTTGCGGTGTACCCTAATAAGAAACCTGATTCAGCGGAGACTACGCTAACCATAAATTATAGTATGGGAGCAGATAACCTTCCTACTTCTGCCTGTGATTTAGCACTTGACATAGTTATTAAAATTGTTGGGGGCACATATGATGGGGCATTAATGACTGTAGGAGGAAAAATTGGTACTGCAGGTGGTGTTGGTTCGGATGTGTATGGATATGACTCAGATGAAGTGATGATAAATATATTTCCTAAAGACTCATTTTATATTATTGAAGGATATTCCTTCAAATATTGTAGGATTAGTCAATTATTTGATGTTCATCTTGGAGAGCCAAGGAAGTGGGATTTTAATTTGGAAATACCATTGGAAAGTATGCCTGTTCGAGTATATGGTGGTAATACTACATATGCCCCACGCAATGATGGTCTTTGGGCAGTACTGGGTAGTCCTGAATATCAATTGTTCATAATAAACTTTTTACCCCCTCGATGGACTCCAGTACAAAAGTATGATCCTCGTCACGCAGATGTTGCATATGAGTGTATTTGCTTCTCTGAATATTATTTGGGAGATATAGCAGTAACCGTAAACACTGAAGAAATAACCAATAAGATTACATATGTCATAAATAAGGATTTTATAAAGACTCAGGAGATTGATTTGTATTTATTTGATTTGGATAACATGAATTATGGGAATGCTCTTTTGTTAGGTGAAGATGGTATTGATAGGACGAAGTTGTGGTCATCAGAAAATTCTGTTACTTCTGTTCCATTGTATGAAGTACTGGCAAAATGTAAGTTTCGGAAATATGGTAGGACTATTCACCGATTGAAAGGAAAGATACTATCTGATAATATATTTAAACCATTTGCAGTCCTAACGGATGATACTA